TTCCGGCGGATGGTGAAACCGACCCGGTCGAAAATATAGTACTGTTTGAAGTCCCCGAAGATGGCGATCTTCTCGGTGGACGTGATAGTGCCACCCAAGCCACTCGTCACATCGGTTAAGACGTTCCTCTTTCCGAGGATGAAGTCTGACGGCGCGGCGGTCAGGCTTGGGATGGTATGGACCCCGGCAGCAGTGATTGCAATCGAGGTGATTAATGACGCGATGGTTGACTTCATGACCCAACTGGCGTTGGCCCGGTGCTGAGCGTTCAAGGCGTAGTAGGTGCCGATCAAGTCGGCCCCTACGACCGCGGTCGAGCCGGCCATCGTGTAGAAGGCCACATCCCCATCGGACATGATGCCGCCATATTGAGTCGTATCATTTCCAGATATGATCCCGACATCCTCAAACTGCCCGGCAGCCTCCTGGAACACCTGCGAAAGCAGGGCCGGGAGGTTGATGGCCGAGTCGTCCAGGAGTTCGCGGCTGACCTTGACCAGCCCTCCGGACTTCTCGATGGAGAAGTTGACCTGGCCGACCACCGGCGTGGACTCGGTCGGCGCGGCTTCCTCCGCTATTGCCGCCCATGTCGCCGATGCCATCGTCGGGATATACCCGTCTTTGGATGCTACCCGGATGACGGTACAAAGAGGTCGAAGCTGGGAGCCTGGCACTCCCGTGTCATGTATCGTCTGCGCCAGGAATTGCTCCGGGACGAAAAAGCCGCCCTCGGCGTCGGTGTCCTCTTGCATGGCTTTGGCTTCGTCCGGCGTTGCGGTCTTCCAGAACATATCATCGGAAGGAGACCGCATCCACTTGATGAACGTGTCGGTCATGAACCGGGCCTCGTCCTTGACGTTGTCGCCGCACAAATCTTGGACCCAGAGCGGTTGGGCCATCGCCGGCAGTCCCTTTACCCAGGACGCCGGTTTGTAATCGCCCTTGATCCTGGCGGTGCTGTCCATCGGGTCGTAGATCGCGACATCATTGGATGTCACCGGGATACTGTTGAGCGGTTGGTTGAACTCCCCGCGCAACTTCCGCACCTGAGAGGCGGCAGCATCGGCCTGGTCAGCCTTCTCCATCGTGGTTTGGGCTTCCTCGGCCAAACGCTGGAAGGTGTCCAATTCGCCTTGCTCGATGGCCGTCTGGGCCTGGTCAAGCAATGCGCCAGCTTGGTTTCTCATTTCTTTGGTATCCAATTGATACTCCTTATCGGTCTATTTGTAATTCAAGGCGCATCCGGGCAAGGCGTAACCGCTGGCTGGCCGTGTCCGAGGCGGTCATGGTGACCGTGTCAGAGGCGGCGCCAACTGGATCGTCCGACATGGATTCGCTGGCTGGTTCAAACAGGATGCCGTCGTGGGCGCGGCAGAATGCCTTTGCTTCGGCCTCTGACCACTCCTCGACTGGCATCCGGTATGACGTTAATGACCACTCCCCGGACTCCGCATGGCGTCCGAAAAGTATCTCCATTGATTTCCCATCAAAGTCCCCGTCCTCGATGGTCTCGGAGGATGTCCGGAAGCGGTCGAAGGCGTCCGGCTCCAGGATTCGACAAGCGTGGAAGTTGGGATAGGGCTTGATCTCCGGGTCCGGGGCCGTGTATTCGTTCCCCTCGGTGACTGCCTGGTATCTGGCGTGGGTCCGGCAGGGCATGAAAACGTCCTCGCCCTCGACCATCATCGAGTGTGAGCCGGAGCATCCGAGCTCGGTTGCCCTAGCCTCGGCTGCTTCTCTGGTCGCATATGTGTCCGGAGCCTTCAAAGCCTTGGCTGCTATGGTCGATGTGGAGGGCGAAGCCCCGCGGATGACGGCAGAGACCTCGACCCAGTCCAGGTTCAAGATACGGCGCGTGGTCTCTTTCCCATTCCGATCGTATGCGACCGCATCACCCTCGGGGAGATTGAAGCCGACGGACCACTCGCGGATGTACTCGCCGGCGATGTTTGAATATGTCTCTTGACCGGCCTGAGTGTCCATGTTCATCTGCATCCGGGTATATAACCGATGCTCGTCCGCGGCGCCGGTCGGCTCGGACTGGGCGAATAAGACCTTGCCCACCAGTTTTGATTGGTCGTGTCCGGCCAGGACGGGGATCGGGAGGTTGGCCCGGATACTGTTATCGAAGGCGGCAGGGTCGATGATGTCGCCATCGGCGTCCCTAACCCCCATCGTATTGACATACGCCTCAACGATGCCGGCGCGGTCGTCCAGGACTTTGGCGTCTGAAATATAGAATTTATTGATCATGCGGTCTCCTCCGGCTTGTAATTCCGGGGCATCGGCTGCCAGTTCAAAGTCCCGTTGGGATGATCGTCAATGTTTTGGGCGTCTTCGACCGTGTATATCTGGCCGTTACGCTCGGCGCACGTCCGACCGTATGGGTCGCCAGGGTCTACATAGTTGTCGTCCGGATCGCCGTCCACATCGTCGGCGCGGACGTAGCTAAAGCCCTGCTCTTTGAAAAAGCCGACACTCGTCTGATTTTGACTCCTCATTACTTCGGTCCGGGCGATGAGCCGGGCGCGGTTCTCGGTCTCGGTCAGGATGGACCGGAGACCTGGGAATGGTGGGTCGGCGGTCGGGACTCCCCGCGCCAGTTGCGCGATGGAATAGCCCCGTTCAAGGGCGATGGTCACTCCCCGCTGGATGGCCCGGTTGGTCGTTGAGTGGATCATCTTCGCCCTGGCCGGAGCCTGGACGAGGACCGACTCCACAAAGGGCAGTCGTTCCGTCCATTCCAACGTCCCGGCGAGGCCGGTGGCGTTGATGGCGTCCACCGTCTTCTTAGACATCCGGGTCATGGCTTGCTCGATGATGGCCTGGAGGTCGGGTATCCCGTCCGGTAAATCCAACATGGATGGGTCAAATCCCGGTGGGAATTCCTTGGATTCGGAACTGGTCCGCTCCATCCACCGGCCAAGGATGCCGTCCACCCTATTGCGTAGTCCGCGGAAATGCCGCTGGACTTGCTTCGCCATCCGGTCGGTCTCCTCCTCCCGGTCCTCCAGGAGTTGGCGGCGTAATATCCCGGCCCGTCTTGCCACCCTCGGCGCCTTCAGTTCCGGGAGTTCCTTGAGCGTCCCGATAGGTAAGGACTCCTCGACCGGAGCGGCGCCCACCGCGACCGGAGCCATCGCTCCTTCGGGCACCTCAAATATCGCTGCCGGTATCCTCCGGAGTGCGCCATCCAAGATAGCCACCAAGCCAAGTTGTTCCCTAGCCTCGTTCAAGGTCAGGATGCCGCCGGCGAATAATCCGGTCACCCTGGAGGTCATCGCTTCCCGGTCGTCAAGTCCGGACCGCATCTCGGCCCAGTCCACCGTCAAGGTCTCATTGCCGGCGTATTCATTAAACATATTCCGGTTGATATGCCGCAGGATGCGGCTGACCATCGGCTCCAAGGTCTCGGAGTGGAAAGCCAGCCGGGCCTCGCGGTAGTTGGAATAGGTCGAGCGTTGAAGCCCCACATTGGCACCGACCAGGATGGCCGGGACGCCGAAGACCGCGCAGATGCGGGACTCGGTCAGGTCGTGGAGCTCGGGCAATGCCATGTCTTTCGGGGAATTAGCCATCGGGACATAGTCGGCATCCTCGTCTAAGATGGCGATCCGGTGGAAGTTGTTCCTTCCGCCGAATTGGGACCGCCAACGGGAGCGGATGGTCGAGGCTTCCTCCTGGGTGTTGAGGCGCCGTTTGATCTTGAGAAGCCCGGACGGGACTCCGGCATTCTGAAAGTAGACCTTGGCGAAGTCGGTCATGTTCAGATCGAGATTGACGTTCCGCGCCAGGACTTGGAGAGGGGACAAACCATAAAGGTCGCCGCCGGGATTCGGCAGCGCCAGATGACAGATGTCCTCCCGTGGGATGGAGTAGTCCTTCCCGCCGACCGTGTAGACATAGCCCTCGGCGCCGTGGTCCCCGCCTATGATCCGGACCCGGTCGGGCCGGAGGTGGTATAACGCGGACACCCTGCCGGAACGGTTGCGCTCCTTAAGGGTATAGCTATTCCCGGCCACCATGAGATAGGTGACCATATTCTCGATGAAGGAATACCAGTCCGAGGTCGGGCTGGGCGCAGAGGTCAGGTCGTGGAGGAGGCCGGAGGTTATCTCGACGGCACCACCGCCGGCGGCGGGAGCCTGGACGTAGTACCGGGGAGAGGCTGCGGAGACCGCTAGTTCGCGGATGCAAGCGTGGACGATCTCGCTCTTGGCGTATCCCTCGGTCGCGAAGGACTCAAAGGATGCGTCCGGGTAGGTCGCCTGTCCAACGTCATAGTTTAACGGGACGGCGACTGCTACGTCTTCTTGTTTGCGGAGGAAGTCCCAAAAAGGCAAAATGACCTCCACCGGCTTCGGGCTT